GGCATTTCCGCGTGGTTTCCATCATCTTCATCTCCATTCACGGTGTTACGGTCGAGGGCGGGGAGGGCTCGGCCTCCTCACCGATCATCGCGGCGAGCAATGCGGCGCAGAGAGCCAGGGCGGGGGTGGGGGCGTCGAGCAGGCGCCCCGAGTACTTGTCGTCTGACACCCACGTCTTGACTGACCACCCTTTGCGGTGACGCGCCGTCGATAGGTGGAACTCCATCCCCGGCTTCACTCTCCCGATGAGCGCCAGAGCGGCATCGACGCTGGCGGTGTAATCCAGCGTCCCGCCCCAGCCTTCGGTGATCGGCGCATCTCCGAAGCACGCGCGCTCGATGGCGCTGTCCAAGGCCCGATCTCCACCCGTCGCCCCCTCAACCCGTTCCAGTAGTGCTGAAAGGCTCATGGCTGACCCTTCGCAGCAGCGAGGGCGACTCGGGAAACAGCGCGCATCTTGGCGATAACCCGGAGCAGAAAGTCCCCGTCGCTGTCTTCGGCAAAGCGCTGAACGCCTAGCCAGTCGCCCTTCGAAATCGCCTCCAGAGCCTCAACCAGCGCGGCGTCTGATGGTGCGCGGGTGCGGGTGTTCCAGGCGGATGCGGCTTGGTATCCATAGTCGCCCCACCCGCCTTCAATGCCGCAGCTACCGCATTGCACCCGATATCCCGCCGGTTCGGACCCGCTAAAGGCGGGCTCCCCTCCGCAGAACGGACACGGCAACAGCTTCAAGCCGCTTTCCACAGCCAAACCTCCTCGATGGTTGATCACCAGCAGATGTCCCTGCGCTGAGATCGGGTGAGCGGCAGGAATACCGCGATCAGGTAAGCGCGGAGCCAGCCATGGCGGATCCTCCGAACCCATTGCGGAACGTGTCGGGTCTTGCTCATCAAACCACGTCCCCGATCACCGAGGCCGCGATCCGGTAGATTGTCGCCTCGCCCTTGAGCTTGGTGGAGGTCACCGCGACGCCCTTCTTGCGCAGGGTGCCCAGCAAGCCGCGCACCGAGTGGGGCGCCCAGCCGGTGGCCTCCTCCATCTCCTTCGAGGTCGCGCCGCCGTCGCGCTTCAGCATGCCCAGCAGCATGTCGGTCTTGGTGCTGCCCTCGGGCGCGGCAGGCTTGGCCTCGGCTTTCACCGGCGGGGCCTGGCCGCTGTCTGCCTTGGGCTTCGCCACGCGCTTCGGCTTCGGCGTGGGATCCTTCGCAGCGACCCGCGCAGCGATGGCGACCTTCTCCGTCTCGGTCACCGGGCCGTAGCCCTTTTTCGGCTTCGCGCTGCTGCGCATGGCGCCGGGCTTCTTGGCCTTGACGGCCGGCTTGGGGTGCGGGGGCATAGGGTGGTCTCCTTCTTCGGTGAAAGCCGCTGGCGCGGCGGTGGCGCACGGTGCGCATCGAACTCAGTGTGGATCAAGTCGTCAGTCGACCCGCGAGAGGCCGAGGTGCGGCAGGAACTCGTAGCGGGCCCCGGAGCGCGGGTTCCAGAGCAGGTAGGGCATCCCCGAGCCGGTCGGCATGCCAACCACCTCAAGCCCCTTGCAGAACCCCACGTCGACCAGCCCGCCCAGCGTCCAGTCGTTCGTCTTGGACTTCGGCGGCGCCCGGTAACCGTTATAGAGCCCGCCGCCTGCCGCGCGTCCCACCCGGTGTCCCTGCCATGCCATCTTCGTGATCCTCTTCGGTTGCCGCGGCCTGGCGTCCGCGCTGTGATCACCATGAGCCATCGAAACTCCGGGCGGTCAAATCCATTTCGATGATCATTCGACTTGCACCCCCGCGAGATCGATGGCTCTGTCCACCTGCGGCCTCGCCAGGGCCGGAACTGAAGAGACCACACGATCAACAGCGGGGTTGGCCCGCAGGGAGAGACGAGATGACCAACACCGCCGAGTTCTTCGAAGCCGCCAAGTTCGCCAACGAGAACCTTGCCATGATGGCTTGCGATCAAGCGGTTGCGCACATCGACGCGATCTTTTCGCCCGTCAAAATCCACGGCGTTTGGGTCGTGGCGCTGGAGGACTACGCGACCGGCGGTTCGATGGGCTACCTCTACGTCGCCTAACCCCACCCACCTAGCGGAGCGCCCGCCCAATACCTCCAGCGCCTAGCGTGTGGAGGTTGAGGGGGTAGAAGAGGAGGCTTTACGAGATGAATTGGCAACCCTTTGACGAGGACTGCGAAGACCATCTGGCGCCCGGCATGGACGCCATATTCGTGATTGTCTGCGCCTACGCCGAGAAACTACACGGCCCGCTAGACAAGTTCACCGCCAGTTCGCGGGCGATCCTGACCGGGGAGTATATCGGCCTCGACCCGAAGAAGGCCGCGAAGTTCACCGACATATGCGACGACAAGCGGGAACATGGTGGATCGTTCCAACGCTTCTTCTCGGCGCATTGGGAACTGCGACCCGGACTCGACAGTTGGCACGGCCCATATCTTCCGTCGTGGCCCGCCCTTTGGGTTCGCTACGGATGGGCGTTGCAAGCCCTGCAATCCGACATTCCCGAACTCAACGCGGTTGACCCCGCCGACCTTGAACTTGAAATCAAGGAAGCCGCCTAATGGCCCGCCCAAGAAGCCCAACGGCCCGATGGTGCCGCACGACGAGGTCATAAGCTGGGCAGGAGAACCCATCGCGACCATGACGCACGAGCGCCTGCTGGAGGTCTTCCAGACGCTTGCCCGCATGTATCGCGACAGCCAGACCCAGACGCAGCATCAGTTCGCGGTGCTTCGGTCGACCCGCGGCTGATCTTGCGGCGCAGTCGGGAGGGGTGTACCCCTCTCACATGCCATCCAAACTCCCCCCCACCAGCGTGCGCCTCGGCAAAGACCGGGGCGCTCTCGTTCAGGCCTACGCCACCGACCACGGCCTGAAACTCGGCGCCGCCATCCTCGCACTCGTGGACCTGGGCCTGCAGCGCGTCACCCTCCCGGTCGCGCCCCCGAAGCCCGGAACCGTGAAGACCATCGCGGACAAGACCCTCTACATGACTCCGAAGGGCGTACTGGCCGAGGCCGAGCGCAAGGCCGCCCACCTCGCCAAGCCCCGCCCAAAGTCCAAGTGGTCCCTGAAGGGCGTCCACCTCGGCCCTGTCGAGGCGCCGCCGGGCTCGCGGCTCAAGGGTAGCACGCCCAAGAAGCGCGGGGCGTAGTACACCCCGTGAAGAGGTGGACCGAGATCACCCTCATCGCCATCCTCTTCGCCATGTTCACCCTCGGCGGAATCCTCGCTATCATGGCCGCAGCAGGCGCCCTCGAACCCGCCAACCTGGCCCGTATGCATCGCGCGGTGTGCGCCCTCGCCTCTTCCACGAGAGTCACACCCGCCCCATGCCCAGCACCGGCCCGAAAAACATCACGAACGCGGCCCTGAAGCGCGCCCTGCGCAAGCACGCCGGCGTCTTCGTCCTCGTCGCCCAGGAGTTGGGGTGCGACCGCTCAAACGTGGCGCACCGCGTGCGGCGCTCGCCAGAACTGCAGGCCTTCGTGCAGAGCATCGAGGAGGAGATCGGGGACATTGCGGAGGGCGTGATCAAGTCCACGCTCATCGACGCTGCGCCGGGCAACGCGGTGGAGCGCAAGAAGATGGCGCGCTGGTACGCCGCCATGAAGCTAGGCTCGCGGGGCTTCCGCACGCGCCAGGAGGTCAGCGGGCTGGACGGCGCGCCGCTGGCTGGACCGCCCGTGACCATCGTCGTAGAGTACGTCGACCCCAAGCCAGTGGGTGAGCCCGGAGACGTCGTATGATCGTGCTGAAGGTAGTGTTGGCTGGTGTGGCCGTGATCGCCGCGGTCTTCAGCGCTGAGAACGTCTCGGACGCAATCTGGCGAGCGTCGCTCGTCGCCCTGCTGCTGCTGGCCGATCTCGCGTGACCACCCCCTACGACGTGGTCGTTGAGCGCCTGGCCCAGTTCGAGGAGCGCCCCTACGCCATGCGGATTGGCCGGCGCGACTGGGCGGACCTCCGGCGGGATCCGCGCACCCGAGGCCAGCTTGGCCAGCTTCCCGGCGACCCGCTGACCTTCATGGGCGTGGCGGTGCGCATCGAGAAGGGGCGCCTCAACGGCATCCCGCAGTCCTTCTCCATCGAGGTGTATGAGACACCCGAGCAACTCCACGAGGCGATCTATGGATAAGCAGGTGCAGGCCGAAGAGACGTTGGTCGACCAGATGGCGCGCGTGCTGCAGGCGCGGGTGTTCCACAGCGACCCGTCCCGGCGCATCCCGAACGACCTCACCCTGGTGGGAATCGACTTGGGCCAGCCGGGCAGCCTCGCGGGCCTGGCCGACGACGACCTCTGGGAGCGCGTGCTCCTGCCCTGCGCCCAAAACCTCTCCGGCGCCGCGGCGCGCGAGCGCGTCAGCCTGCTGGGCGCGACGTGGTCGGTGCACGAGCGCAGCGGCTTCGTCTCCATCGACGTGGTGACCGAGCAAGACCCGTTCGTGATCGCTGCGGCGTACCAGCGCATGGCGAACCATCAGGTGGCTAACACCGTCGAGAGCCTGCGCCACCTGCTGACCGGCCTGGCCGAGCGCATCCTTCCCGCGCTGCCGGAAGACGTGGCGTTCATGCTGCGCCCCACCGTAGAGAGCGCCGCAGCCGGCAAGGACTTCGTGCCCCTGCGCGACGATCCGCAAGCCGATTGACCTAGCAGGCCATCCGCGAGAGATTGCCCCAGGCCTTTCCTGGGGATGTGAAATGACGGATACCACCCGGCCCATCAGCCAAAAAGTCTCGGTGGCCGACCCGGGCGCACCGTCTCATGTGCTCAAGCCCAACGCGGATGGCTCGATCAACGTCGTCGGCGGTGGCGGCGGTGGTGGTGACGTAAACATCTCGGAAGTTGCGGGCAACGCCGCCGCGGCCGGGGCTGGAGCCACCACCTCTGGCACGCTGCGGACGGTGACCTCATCCGACTCACCGGACGTCGCCTCCCTCGCAATTCTGGAATCAGCAGCAACCTCTGACGGTCCGGTTCTGGCGCCCACGGCGGCCACGCCGGTAAAAGGGGCCATCACCACTGCTATGACCGGGACCACGAGCACGTCCCTGCTAGCTGCTCCTGGCGCAGCAACCTACAACTATATCACCACGATCATCGTCTCGAACGCGTCCTCAACCGTGGGGACCAACGTGCTGCTGCAGGACGGTAGCGGAGGTACGACGATGATGACGATCCCGGCGGCGGTCAACTACGGAGGGGCAGTGATCACCCTCCCGGTTCCTCTGAAACAGACCACGGCGAATACCGCCTTGTACGTCCAGAACGAAACCACCGGGTCCAGCACCAAGGTCTCTGTCGTCGGCTACACGGGGGCGTAAGCCATGAAAATCCCGCTGATGACGCACGTTACAGGGGCGGCGAGCAGCAGCAACCCACGATACTTTTCGGTCGCAGGCGGCGGCCCTTATACCGCGACCGTCAGTAACGCCCGCACACCCGCCCCCGTCGGCGGAACGATCTCCAAGCTGTACGTGAAGACCACCCCGGCCTTGACGGCAGGCTCATACAAGATCGAGCTGCTGGTCAAGGGAACGGCGGACCCGTACTTCACCGCGACGGTCAGTTCCGGAGGCTCGACCGCCAACGACACGACGCACTCGGTTGCGATCACCGCCGGCGATCTTCTGGAGTGGAAAATCACCCCGACAAGCACGCCAGACGCGCTGACGGCTTTGTCAGTGTCGGCGGTGTTCGAGAGCGGCGTCGCGCGGAGCGCCCCGCTGTTCACGGGACACAGCAGCGGCACCGGGGCGTACTTCGCGCCCCCCGGCGGCATTACTGCCATCACCGGAGAGGGTTTCGGCTCCGGGGTCATGGCGGTTGCTGGCGACATCAGCTTTATGACCGTCAAGCTGACGACGGCCCCCGGCGCGGGTATCACCCGTACCTACACCCTACGGAAGAACGGGGTGGACACCGGGCTGACGGTCGGGATTGCCGACAGCGCCACCACTGGCACGGTTTCCTCGACGGTTTCGTTTGTCGCGGGGGACGTCGTGACGGTCGCTGTCGTTTCCACCGGAGGCACACCGGCAGCCACCCACGCGGGCGTCGGTCTGACGTGGAACCCGACGACCAACGGATACTTCCCCATGACGGGAGTCGCGACCAGCGGATGGGCGAACACCACCACCCGCTATGTCGCCCCGTCGGCGACGTCGCAGGGCAACAACACCGACGAGACCCAGGCAACCGGGATTGCGCCTGTCGATATGACGATCGACATGCTTTATGCCCAGATTTCGACGGCGCCCACCGCTGGCCGAAGCCGGGCGCTGACGCTGCGAACGGCCAACACTACCGACACCGCCCTCACCACAACAATTAGGGACGCCGCGATTGCCAATCAGGATGTGACCAACTCGGTTTCGCCAACTGCCGGGACATTGATCTCAGTGTCCCAGGTTCCCACAGCTAGCCCGTCCGCTGTGGTCTCCTACAACCGCGTCGGGATGCGCGGCTTCATCACGCCCAGCGATGCGGCGGGGCGCTCCAACATGCTGACTTTGGGAGCCGGCTGATGCCGTCGTCTGTTCGCCTACGCAGCCGGGGTGGCGGTGCTCCGGCCCCGCCGTCGTTCACGTCTCCGTCGACGTATGATGCCTTGGCCGAGAACAACATCGACTTCACGGTGACCACCAACCAGCCGTGCACGCTGGCAATCACTGGGGGAGCCGACCAAGCGCAGTTCTCGCTCAGTGGCTCGGTGCTTACCTTGGTGGCTCAGGCCTACGCGTCTGGGGGCGACAACGACCGGGTGGTGGTGGTGAGCGCCACTTCGGTATCCACGGGCCTAACCCGCACTCAGACGATCACGGCGGCCGTCACTGACATTGCGACGGCGAAGCTGGTGCCCACGGCGCAGTGGGACGGGACGGCGGGCACAGGCTACGGCGGCGCCAACCCCGCCGCCCCGGTTGACCCCGTTCGGACTGGCCCGAAAATGGTGTGCAGGATGCTGCAACAGCAGCAGATCGCGTTTGCCGACGACTACACGCTGGTGGTTCACGCATCGTCCGACGACGGCGTGGAGAGCGTCACGTTCTACTGCGAGGGGCAGGAGGTCGAGGTTCTGGCGCCGCGTTGGTGGCCCAAGACAAAACCGGACGGCTCGACGCTCTACGTCTACGGCTACGGCATCCAGTTCGACCACGCGGCGATCCTGGCTTTCGGCGTGTCCGAAAGCGCCATGGAGATCTACATGAAGGCGACGCCGCCGGCGGGCAGCACCATTCAGGAGCGGGTGATCGGCCCGTACCTGTACTACGCCCGGAACGCCGGGGTGGGTGCGGGCTGCGTCTACGATTTTGAGGTCTACGTTGACCCCCTGGCTACCGACAACCCAGGCGTCCGCTACAACACCATCGTCAAGGCGCTGCTCTACTGCTCCCAGCAATCCAAGCTGCGCCCGCACATCGTTCTCGAGCGCACCGGGCGATACACGACGGCGGGCAACATCTCGTCCAACCCCCACACGGGAAGCATGTGGTGGACAATAGAGGCGGCGAGCGGCGTGACCGCGCAGCTTGGCAACTTCGACATCAACACCAGCATCGGGACTTCGTGGAGCTGCGACAACCTGCACTTCCTCGGCGCGGGCATCGTGTTCGAGTTGGCCGCCATGGCTCCCCAAGGGGGCTGGATGTTCCGTGCCCAGAGCGGGAGCACCAACAGCCTGTGGATCGACGGGTGTGAGGTCACCGGCGGCGATTATGCGGGTTCCGGCTACCCTGGCGGGACCGGAGCGGGCCAGCACGTCCGCTACTACGGTGACGATCAGACCGGCTACTTCTTCAGCCGGAACAACACCAACCCGTTCAACTTCGCCTTCACCCACGTCAACATGCACGACATTCCGTCCTATGGGCTGGACAACTCCGTGCTCATTCTCGACTGCGACGTAGCCCGCTGCTCGGGTTCCACGATTGAGGGCAACTACGGCGCTATCCAAGGTCTTCGCGTTACCGAGATGGGCGGCATTCAGTCCGGCGAGCGCAATTTCGTGGAGGTGTTCACGCTCACCTACACCGGCGCCGCAGCGCTGGCGCAGATCAACAAGCTCACCCAGAATGGACGGAACACGATCTCGGGCTCCCCGACGACGTATCCGATCACGTTCTGGGAGGACGGCGTCGAGGTCGGCTCGCTCGCCACGGTGGATCCCGGCACGTCCACCTACACGACGGTGCAGGATCTGATCGACTACATCAACACACTACCCGACTGGACCGCGACGGCCACGGGGAGCGTCGACGATCTGGCCTGGGGGGCCGAGTTCATCGGCATCGCGGACATGGTTCCGTCGGCGGGCGTCGGCGTCCCTGCGGATTCGGGTACGCCCTATAGCAAGCGCACCGTAACCAGCAGCCCGCTAAGCGTCTGTCGCATCGCGGACGTTCATGCGAACGCATTGGTCTGGGACCCCTCGCTCGCCGTGGAGAACGTCTGCGTCGAGTTTGTGGAGGGCTACAATATCGTCGCGTCGGCGGCCCTGGGCATGGGCACGGTGAAGGACTTCAGTGTCCGCTGGACAACATTGCAGGACACGTCAGCGGCGTATCAGATCGCGAACCCTACGCAGAACCCGGAGGCCGTGGCTCAGGTGAGCGTCTACAGCGGGGTCAACTCGCATCTGGTTATAGACGGCGTCGTCTACGAGGGTCCGGGGCAACAGGCCCTTACCAAGAGCACTGGCACCTTCGACGCGGCATGTCGCATAACGAACTCCGTCTATGAAGCGTTCTCCGTCGAGGGTGCAGGAAAACCGGCCTTCACAGGTAACGTCTTCCGTACGGGTAGTCTGCCGTCCGGTTCTGACGCCACGTCGAAGGCGCTTGGCGGCGCCTATACCGAGGATCAACTGTTCGCGGATCCATTTGGCGCGGTGCCGGACTTTACGCCGATCTCTAGCCAGCTTGAGCTATCGACCGGAAAGTATTCGGGTGCCAAAGTGCCGTTGGCTGATGTGACGACGTTCAATCGCGGCTGGAACCTTGGTTCGCTTCAAAACACGCTTTGATCCGAAGCGGCCCCGTGATGCGTGACATGCTGCGCCAGCAAATGGTCGTGGAAGTGCAAGCATGGGCTACTGCGACTTCACCGAGGCAGACCTTCGAGCCCTGACGCGGGAGCGCCGGCGCGCGCGAGCCGCCATGCGCCGCGCCATGCTCCCCCAACCCGCCCGCTACGCTGCAGGCCGAGACGGCATCGTGCAGGCCGACCGCCAGCGCCTCGTGCGCAACCGCGCCCAGATGCGTGCGTGGAAGGAGGCCCAGTGGGATTCCGGGGTGCGCACCTGCGCCTACTGCGCGTGCGTGATGACGATGCGGCCAGGCCGCCCGACCAGCGCCACGGTCGACCACGTGGAGCCGCTCATCCCCGAGGTGAACGACGCGCCGTGGAACTACGCGATGGCCTGCTGGGCCTGCAACAACCGCAAGGGCCGCATGAGCGCGGGGGCGTTCCGGGCGCTCCTGGCGTGCGAGGCGGTTGCAGTCGCGGCCGAGTGATGGCTTGGTGACGGCGAGGGCGGGTTCGACTCCCGCTCGCTGGCCGAGAGTGCGGTGCAACGGCGGTTCGATTCCGCCCGGGGTGTGTCACATCACCCCGCCATGCCCGAGGGGTTCGGGCGGCCGGGATGGCGGGGAACGGGCAGCACGGCGGTACGCGACCGCTCAGGCCCCGGATCCCCGCCAACACCCTCCCGATTGACAGCGACGCTCTTAGGCCCGATGCTCCGGCCATCGTATTTCAGCACTCGGTGGGAGCGCACATCATGCCGGACGTCTACGGGAAGCCCCTGCGGCCCTTCATCACCGGCTTCGCCATGCAGAATGGCACGATGCTCCTCGACATGTTCGCCCGCATCTTCCAAGGCGGCATCTCACGCGAGGACGCCATCACCGCGACCCCCGGCGGCACCAAGGCCGCGGCCCGGGTTCTGACCAAGTCCATCAACGTGATCTCGGTCTGCGCGACAAACGCTGACTCCGTGCTGCTCCCCAAGGCCATCGCCGGATCCGTGGTGTTCCTCGTGAACGCTGGCGCCGCGTCGGCGCAGGTGTTCGGCAAGGACACCGACACGATCAACGGCGTGGCGACTGGCACGGGCGTGGCCCAAGCCACCGGCATCTCCGCTGCCTACGTCTGCGCAGTTAGCGGGGCGTGGTTCCGTATCCTCTCGGCCTAACCGGCCCCTGGCTCAGAAGGACTTGATCACATGACTATTGGCAGCGGCGGCGGCGTCGGCAACGGGTTCTTCACTGATGGCATGAGCGTCATCACGGGGGCATACCTCTCCGGCTATTCGTGCATCCCGGTCGACACCGGCCTCCTGGGCGGCGCCTCGCCGGTCTCGGCGGCCATCATCCCCGGCACCCTTCCGTGCCCGGCCACGCAACTGGGCCTCACCGCCCAGGCGGATGGCACCAAGGCAAACGCCACGGCCCTGAACTACGGCCTCAATACGATCACCACGGTGGCCGGCGCTGCGGACTCGGTTCTGCTGCCCTACGCCTACCCGGGCGCCTTCGTGGTGGTGGTCAACAAGGTCGCGACCGCCATTCAGGTCTTCGGCAAGGGGACCGACACCGTGGACGGGGTCGCCACCGCCACCGGCATCGACCAGGCCGCCAGCGCGCGGGCCCTCTACTTCGGTGAGAGCGGCTCGGGCGACGGCACCGACGCTGGCAACTGGAACTCGCTGGGCGCTGCGGTCGCCTAGTACACACCTCCATCGGGGGACGGGGTAGGGCCGCAGCCGAAGGGTTGCGGCCCTTTTCGTTTGGAGCCATGGTCGCGCTTGCCCCTTGGGGCGTTTCCTCACGCGGCCCTTCTCTCCGGCCGCCACCTCATAGGCCCTCGCGGTCGCCCAAAGGATCAGCCAGAGCCCACACCCTGGCCCCTGCGACAAGCCGGATGCGAGGGCCTTTCCTTTGGCGCGGCCCCTAGGGTCTGGCCCGGGGGACCGCCCCAACCGTGCAGCTGGGTGACGCCCTCTAAGGCTGGTGCCGGTGCGATTCCGGCAGCCGCGACCACCCCCTTCCCTTTTCCCGGTTCCGTGCGATAGTCCCGGGCACCGAAGGGAGCATCCGACATGGCCAAGTACGAGAACTCCAAGGCCGACAAGCGCGCCGACAAGGCTGGCGCTAAGAAGGCCGGCGTCTCCATGAAGAAGTACGAGGGCTCGGCTGCCGACAAGAAGGCCGACGCCAAGGCCATGAAGAAGAAGGCGAAGCGCTGATGGCCAAGGGTGCAAAGATCGTCTCGGCAGCCCGGAAGGCTCCGGCGCCGAAGTCCACGGCCATCAAGGCCAACCGCGCCACGGTCTGCGGCCCCTCGTCCGAGAAGTCGGTGGAGGTTCGCAAGATCGACAACGGCTACATCGTCCGCGAGTCCTCGTGGGGCAAGGGCGGCCAGTACAAGAGCACCGAGCGCTTCTCCGAGAAGCCGCCCACGATCCAGATCGAACCCACGAAGGGCAAGTAGCGTGGACGCCTGTCAGGCGCTTGTGCTGGGCGCCGCCATCTCAGCCCTCGTCTATGCTGCCGGGTTCGGGGCAGGCCGCCTGCATCGACGCCTCATCAACGGCAAGTGATCACCGTATCGTCGGCCGGTGGGGCCACCCTCACGACCGAGTAGCGCATGGCCGCACTGGCCCGAGAGACCGCCGGCGGTGTGACCGTCCGCGCCAAGTTCCCCCGCAAGCTGGACTTCCTGCTGGGCAAGAAAGCCCGGTTCAAGGTCGTCTACGGCGGCCGGGGCGGGGCGAAGTCCTGGGCCATCGCGCGGGCCCTCCTCATCCGTGGCGTGAACGAGCCGGGCCTGCGGGTGCTGTGCACGCGCCAGGTGCAGTCCTCCATGAAGGAGTCGGTGCACCAACTGCTCAAGGACCAGATCGAGCTTCTGGGGCTGGGCGCCAAGTACCGCGTCCTCGATGACCAAATCCGTGGGCCTGGTGGCACGCTGTTCACCTTCAAGGGGCTGTCGGATCCCGACGCGCTGAAGTCGACCGAGGGCGTCGACGTCTGCTGGATCGAGGAAGCCCACGGGGTGCTCGAAGCCTCCTGGGACAAGCTGGAGCCGACCATCCGCAAGCCGGGGTCGGAAATCTGGGTCAGCTTCAACCCAGAACTCGAGACGGACTACCTCTACAAGCTGTTCGTGAAGGGGAACGCGCCGCCCGAGGCCATCGTCGTCAAGATCAACTGGTACGACAACCCGTGGTTCCCCGATGTGATGCGCGTCTCCATGGAGCGCATGCGGCAGGACGACTATGACAAGTACCTGCACATCTACGAGGGGCACTGCCTGGCCGCGCTGGAAGGCGCCGTCTACGCCCGGGAGCTTCGCGACGCCACAAAGCACGACCGCATCTGCCGCATCCCGTTCGTGCCCCACAAGCCGGTGCAGTGCTTCTGGGACCTCGGCCGCTCCGACCTGACCGCCATCTGGTTCGTCCAATTGTTCGGGCTGGAGAACCGGGTGATCCGCTACTACGCGAACAACGGCTTCCACATCTCGCACTACCTCGAAGAGCTTAAGCGGCTGGAGCGCGAGGAGGGCTACATCTTCGGCACCATGTGGATGCCCCACGACGCCGACGAGAAGCGCCTGCAGTCGAAGCGCACCACCCGGCAACAGACCGAGGACGCCGGGTTCAAGGTGAAGATCGTCCCGAAGCTGGGCGTGGCCGAGGGCATCCAGGCTGCCCGCTCCATCTTCCCGCAGTGCTATTTCCACGAGGTGGACGCCGGCGACGGGGTGAACGCGCTGCGCCAGTACCACTACGATGTGAAGGACGACGGCACCCGCTCGAAGAACCCCGTGCACGACTGGTCATCGAACGGCGCCGACGCCTTCAGGTACATGGGCGTAGCCCTCCGAGAGGACAAACCCAAGGGGGATAGGCCGAAGGCGCATCAGCGTAGTAGAGTTGCGCCGTCGCCGCGCTCGTGGATGGCGCGCTAGAGGGGGCAAGATGGCCAGGAACTCCACCAACGTGCCAGCGACCACGACTGGCCAGGACCCCCGCCACGCCGCCATCCTTGAGGAGGCGCAGAAGCGTTTTGCCCGCTGCGAGGCCTGGGAGGGCAAGGCGCGGTCGCTCTGGAAAGAGGACGTGAAGTTCGCGGAGGGCGACTCCGATAACCTGTGGCAGTGGCCGGACGATATCCGCGCGCCGCGGGAGACGGACAGCAAGCCGATCATCACGATCAACAAGACCCGCCAGCACAACCTCGACATTCTGAACGACGCCCGCCAGGCGAAGGTCGGGGTGAAGATCATCCCCACGGGCGGCGAGGCCACCTACGAGAGCGCCGAGGCGTTCATGGGCGTAGTGCGGGCCATCGAGTACCGCTCGAACGCGGACAGCGCCTACCAGCACGGCCTCAAGCACGCGGTGCAGGGCGGCATCGGCTACTGGCGCGTGATGACCGGCTACGCGGCCGACGACACCTTCGACCTTGAGATCATGGTGCGCCGGGTCAAGGATCCGCTGCTCATCTACCTCGACCCGGATATCAATGAGGTCGACGGCTCGGACATGCGGTTCGCCTTCGTGACCGTGCTCGTGCCGAAGGACGAGGCCAAGCGCCGATATCCCAAGTACGCGGACGACCTGGCCAACACGAGCTTCAACGGCGACGACACGTGGATCTCGCCGGATCACGTCCGCATGGCCGAGTACTGGCGGAAGGTCCCCTCGAAGGACACGCTGATCTCCTACATGAACCCGCTGACCGCCGAGCGCTCGCAGGCGCGGCTGTCGGAGATTCCCGCCCAGCTTCGCAAGGCCATCCTCGATGACGAGGACACGAAGACCCGCGAGATCACGGTCTGGAAGGTCGAGGCGATCACCATCCTCGGCAACAAGGTCGTGGAGATCGAGGACTGGCCGGGCATCTACATCCCCATCGTCCGCGTGATCGGTGAGGAGACCTGCATCGACGGCGTGCTCGACCGCAAGGGCCACACCCGGGCGATCAAGGACGCCCAGCGGATGTTCAACTACAACGCCGCGGCCTTCATCGAGTACGGCGCCCTGCAGACGAAGGTCCCGTGGGTGGCCCCCATGGAGGCCATCGAAGACTACATGGACGAGTACTGGTCGACGGCCAACACCGAGAACCACTCGGTGCTGCCGTTCAACGCTTGGGACGAGCAGGGCAACCAGCTACCGACCCCGCAGCGCCCGCAGCCGCCCACGGGAGCCCCGCTCTACCTCGAAGGCATGAACGTGGCCGCCGAGTGGATGCGCATGGTCTCTGGCCAGTACCAGGCCGATATGGGCGCGCCCTCGAATGAGCGGTCGGGCAAGGCCATCTACGAGCGCCGGCGCGAAGGCGACATGGCGACGTTCCACTACCTCGATCACCAGAGCATGGCGATCAGGTACACTGGCAAAATCTTCATCGACCTGATCCCGAAAATCTACGACACCGAGCGGGTGATGCGTTACCGCGGCGAGGACGGCAACGAGGTCGCGATCAAGATCGACCCGAAGCTGAAGGGCGCGGTGGACTCCGAGCAGACGGAGACCGACCAGAAGGTCACCATCTTCAACCCGAACGTGGGCCGCTACGAGGTCGAGGCCGACGTGGGTAAGTCCTTCGCCACCAAGCGCCAGGAGGCGTTCGAGGCCGGGACCATGATCCTGTCCCAGAACCAAGAACTGACGTCGATCATCGGGGATCTTGTGTTCCAGGCGGCCGACTTCCCCGGCGCCGACGAGATCGCGCGCCGCCTGAAGCGCATGGTCCCGGCGCAAGCGCTGGACGAGGGGGAGAACCCGCAGGTGGCTGCGCTGCAAGGGCAACTGCAGCAGGCCATGGACGCCCTCACCACGATGGCGAAGGAACTGAAGGACAAGTCCGTCGACCAACTGACCGCCCAGGAGAAGAACGCGGTCGCGGCCTACGACTCCCAGACCAAGCGGCTCTCGGCGCTCAAGGAGGCGCTCGGGCTGGATCCGCAAGGCCTGCGCGCGCTGGTCCGCGAGGTCATCGTGGAGGCGATCACCACCTCGGACAGCGGCGCTGCGCTCATGCCCGCACTCTCGACCGACAACTACGAGGACATTCCCGAGACCATCCCGCAGGCCATGGGTGGTCCGGCCATCGACGGCGCGCCGCCGGAACCCCCGCCGGCCGCCTGACCCTTGCGTGACGCGCTGGCGACGGGCATGTTGAGCCCGCTTCGCCAGGCGCATCCGAGGAGACTTCTGGGATTGCGCGGGCACACACAGACCGCGAAAGGTTCCCATGACCACCGACGCCCTTGCCGCCTCTGAGGCCCTGTCCGCCCGGGGAGCCCACGCCCCGCGCGTGTCCGTGGCCGATATCGAGTCCAACATCATCGCCCGCCACACCTTCGTGCTGGCCGACGCCCTGCGCGGCATGGGGATGCCCGTCCCGCCCGGCGCCGAGCTTCTGACGGTGTGCTTCCTGATCACCAAGAACGGCTACAGCGTGATCGGCAAGTCGGCACCGGCCAGCCCTGAGAACTTCGACGCCGAGAAGGGCGCGACGTTCGCCTACGAGGACGCGGTCAAGCAACTGTGGCCGGTGATGGGCTACGCGCTGAAGGAGCGCCTCGGCTTCTCGGAGGCCATCCAGAGCGCCATCCGGCTCGAGTTGGCTGGCCTGCCCGCTGGCCGGTACGACGTGAACCCCACCTCCGTGCCCGCGCTGACGGTGCCGCCGGACGGCTTCACGATGGCCCGCTCGGCCGACTACCCGCTGAGCGACGGTCTGGTGGATCCCATCGACGTCTCGATGGCTTGGGACGAGGTGCGGGCCCAGGTGGCCGAAGCCGACCCGCCGTTCCCCGGCGCGCTGCTGGGCTACACGGTGGAGCGCGTCACGGGCGGGGGCGAGGTTGTGGAGGGCGAGAACGGGCCCGAGACGACCACGGGGACCGAGGCCGCGCGCCTGACGGTCTACGCCTAGCCATGAGCGGCTGCCCCCACCCGGCCCCGATACCGCACGCGGTGTGCTACACCCTCGTCAACGGCGGCACGGGTGGGGGAACCATCTGGGCGGTGCACCTGCAGGTGTTCTGCCCTGCCTGCTCCACCCGCTTCCGCTTCGTCGGCAACATGGCGCCCGTCCCCGAGACCGCTGGCCAGGCCATGCTTGACCGCCGCGGCGCGTGGGTGTCGGTTGGCGCCGACGAGATGGGCGTCCTCGTGGAGCCCGATACCGTCCCCGGGGAAGACCTCGGGGCCATGCAGACCGTGGGGAGCGCGTGATGAACGCCAGCCTGATCAACCAGCCGGACGTCGGCCGCCACTTCACCCACCACGCCATCGCGAAGGCCGCGCGCGGCATCGCCGGTGAGTTCTGGGAGCAGATGGCCACCGGGCAGAAGTACCGGGGCAAGCTCCACCCGAACGCCAGGAAGGCGGCCAACGACTTCTACAAGAACTGGCCGGACCAAGACTTGTTCGTGGAAGCCCGGTGGCACGAATTCATCGACACGGCGCGCGGAGCCATGACCGCGCTGCTGGGCCGCAAAGACCTGTCCGAGCAGGTGAAGGCCGATATCCACGACGCCCTGCGACTGGACACGCTGGTCAACCCGCGCAAACTCTCTCCCGAGGCCGCTCTGGCCCAGACCATCACCGCGAACATTCCGAAGAGGTAGGACCCCATGAACTACGCACGCTGGCTCCAACTGCGGGGCCCCATGATCACCCGCGCCCCGGATGACGATGGCGCCGACTCCCAGACCTCCACCGAGGGCGCCGACGAAGCCGCCGGGGAAGACGGTGAGGACGACGCCGGCGGCGAGGAAGACGCCGAGGGCGAAGCCGGTGAGGAATCGGAGGCCGCTGCTGAAGGCGCAGAGGCCGCTGCTGGTGAAGACGGCGAGGACGAGGTGGGCCAGCAGCCTGCTCGCGTGCCCTGGCAGGTGAAGCGCCTCGCCAAGGTCACGGCGGCTGCCAAGGCGGCCGAGGCGCGCGCTGCAGCGCTGGCCGAGGAGAACGAGGCCCTCAAGGACTTGGCTGGCCGCGGGGATGGCGGTGGCGACACCTCGACCACCGCCACGACCGCCCAGCCCGGAGCGCGCGTCTACACCGAGGCCGAGTTCCAAGCCGAGGCGGCGCGCCGGGCGGGCGTCACCACGCTCAACCAGAAGGTCGACGTGATCTACGACAAGGCCGTCGAGCTTGATCCGAAGTTCACCGAGCGCCTGGGCCCGCTGCGTGAGGCCGTGGGTGAGGATCTCGCCAAGCGGCCGGACTTCTTCAAGGCGCTGACCAAGCTGGATAACGGCGCCGAGGTGATCAACGCGCTGTCGAAGAACCTCGACCACTTCTCCGAGATCCTCGAAGGCGACCCCGTCGACCTGGCGCTGGAACTGGCCAAGATGGACCGGCAGGTGAAGAAGGCTCCGGGGGGTACACCCGCGCCCAGCCGCGCCGGCACCACCCACCGGCCGCCGAAGACCATCGACACCAGCACCACCCCGGCGCCGGACTTGGAAAAGATGAGCGAGGAGGAGTACTCGCAAATCCGCGCCAAGCAGCGCCAGGCGCGCCACGAAGCCCGCGGCGGCTGGTAGACAGCACCACCCGACGAACGGCAGGCCCCGGCACCCCACCGGGGCCTTTTTCGTGCCCTCTTGTGATCCAGATGCGCTCGCGATACCTTCCGCTCGCTGGGCACTGGCCTGGCCGCTCTTGGCGCGCAGCCCATGCGGGTTCCTGGGATCCCTCGCCAAAACCCTGATCGGCCCTGAACACCGGCGCGGGCAGTCGGACTTCACTTCATCGAGCGCTGCGAGCGCCGGGGGATCAAATGTCCAACACCCTTCTGACCATCAACATGATCACCCGTGAAGCGGTTGATCTGTTCCGCAACTCGAACGCCTTCATCCAGGCTCTCGACCGCCAGTACGACGATCAGTTCGCCCAAAACGGCTGGAAGATCGGCAACGCGCTGCGCATCCGCCTGCCCAACGACTACGTGGTCCGCACCGGCACCGCGGCGAGCCCGCAGGACACCACGGAAACGAACGTCACGCTGACCCTGGCGACCCAGAAGGGCGTCGACGTCAGCTTCTCGACCCAAGAACGCACCATGAGCTTGGACGACTACTCCGAGCGCGTTCTGCAGCCGATGATCAACGACCTGGCGGGCAACGTCGCGGCCGATATCATCAGCGGGTGCGAAGGCGGCGTGTCCAACTTCGTCTCGAACGTCGACGGCTCGGGCGCCATCATCAGCCCGACCAACGAGACCGTGCTGAACGGCGGGGCCCTGCTCTCCAAGCGCTCGGCCGCGCTGAACAACCGCTGCCTCGTGCTCGACCCGTTCACCATGGCGCGCTCGGTGGCCTCCATGCAGGGCCTCTTCAACCCGACCGCCAAGATCAGCCGCCAGTTCGAAACCGGCCAGGTCTACAACGCCCTGAACTTCAAGTGGTTCGAGGACCAGACGGTCGTCGTCCACACCACGGGCACCTTCACGGCCGGCACCGTCAACGGCGCCAGCCAGACCGGCACCACGCTGGTGGTCAACGCGATCACCGGCACGTTCAAGGTCGGGGATATCATCACCATCGCCGGCGTGAACGCGGTCAACCGCGTGACCAAGGCGAGCGACGGCGTGCTGCAGCAGTTCACGGTCACCTCGAACGTGGCCAGCGGCGCGACCTCGATCCCGATCTACCCGGCCCTCATCGGCCCGAACACCGTCACCGGCGGCCCGTCCCAGTACCAGACCGTCGCGGCCCTCCCGGCCAACGGCGCGGCCCTGTCGCTGGTCAACCAGGCCTCGGAGGTCTACCGCAAGAACTTCGGCTTCCTGCCGAAGGCCATTGCGATGGCCACCGCCGACCTCGTGAAGCCGAAGATGGTCGAAGAGATCGCCAACGCGACCCTCGACGGCGTGCGGATGCGGATGCTGACCGCCTACATGCCCGGGACTGATCAGCTGCTTACAAGGCTCGA